CAATATTTAATAGATAGATATAACGGAAGTCCAACAAATAATGCTTCCATAAATGGTATATCGCAACAGATATTTGGTAAAGGATTAAATGCTACAGATGCGAGTGATAAGCCAAATGAATATGCACAGATGATGACACTATTTAAAAAAGATTGTGTCAGAAAATTATGTTACGATTTAAAACTAATGGGTCAATGTGCAGTACAAGTAATTTATAATAAAACAAAAACAGAAGTTGCACAAGTAGAACACTTTCCTGTAGAAACTTTAAGGGCAGAAAAAGCCAATGATGATGGAGAGGTTGAAGCATATTATTATTTTAAGGATTGGTCAAAACTAAAACCATCAGATGAGCCAAAACGTATACCTGCTTTTGGTCAAAGCAACGAAGCATTAGAAATTTTATATATCCAACCATATAGAGCAGGATTTTATTATTATAGTCCTGTTGATTATCAAGGTGGATTACAATATGCAGAGTTGGAAGAGGAAATATCCAATTATCATCTTAATAATATAATGAATGGATTAAGTCCGTCAATGCTTATTAATTTTAATAATGGAATTCCTAATCAAGAGGAAAGACAATTAATAGAACACAGAATAGCACAAAAATTTAGTGGCAGTAGTAACGCAGGTAAATTTATATTGGCTTTTAACGACAATAAAGAAGCACAAGCAGATATTACGCCTGTACAATTATCAGACGCACATAATCAATATCAATTTTTATCTGATGAATCAAGTAAAAAAATTATGGTTGCACACCGTATCGTATCGCCTATGCTTTTAGGTATTAAAGACAATACAGGGTTAGGTAATAACGCAGAGGAAATTAAAACAGCTTCGCTATTAATGGATAACACGGTTATAAGACCATTTCAAGAACTTTTAATAGACGCATTTGATAAAATACTTGCTGTAAATGATATTGCTTTAAATCTTTATTTTGTGACTTTACAACCACTTGAATTTACTGAAATTGACGAAGACGTACAAGACGAAGAAAGTATTGAAGAAGAAACAGGGGTAAAGCAAGAGGAACAAGTACAAGAATTATCAGCAGAAAATGAGGATTACATACTTGAAAATTTAAAAGGCGAGGAAATATCTGATGAATGGGTATTAGCTGACGCAAGAGAATATTCAGAAAAAAATTCTGACATTGAAACTTGGGCTAACGAACATATACAAGC